GGCGGAGCGATTACCGGACGGGGCGCAGATCTTTTAATTATTGATGACCCACATTCTGAACAAGATGCTCAAAGTAAAATTGCCTTAGACTCAGCTTATGAATGGTATACATCAGGACCAAGACAAAGACTTCAACCTGGCGGAAAAATTGTTTTAGTTATGACAAGGTGGAGTAAAAGAGATTTAACAGGATTGTTATTAGCAAATCAAAAAGAATTAAAATCTGATCAATGGCAAGTGATCCAGTTTCCAGCAATCATGGACCATGGATCAGAGAAAGCTAAACCCGTTTGGCCTGAGTATTGGAAGTTAGATGAGTTGGAAAAAGTACAAGCAACCCTACCTGTTGCTAAATGGAATGCGCAGTGGATGCAGAATCCAACTAGTGAGGAAGGCGCTTTACTTAAACGTGAGTGGTGGAGAATTTGGAAACATGATTACATTCCACAGATTCATCATGTCATACAATCTTACGATACGGCGTTCATGAAAAAACAAACGGCCGACTATTCGGCTATTACAACTTGGGGAGTTTTTTACCCGGACCAAGATTCAGGGGCCAATCTTCTACTCCTTGATTCTGTTAAAGGAAGATATGAGTTTCCTGAGTTAAGACGTTTAGCTTTAGATCAATATAAGTATTGGCAACCTGAAACGGTGATTGTAGAGGCGAAAGCTTCAGGACTGCCTTTAACCTATGAATTAAGAAAGATGGATATTCCAGTTGTTAACTTTACACCAAGCAAAGGAAATGATAAGCATGTGAGAGTAAATGCATGTGCACCTCTTTTTGAGTCTGGAATGATCTGGGCTCCTGAACAAAAATTCGCAGAAGAAGTAATCGAAGAATGTGCTGCATTTCCCTACGGCGACCATGATGACTTGGTGGACTCAACAACTCAAGCTATTATGAGATTTAGACAAGGTGGTCTTGTTCAACACCCTGAAGATTATGTTGATGAAAAGAATACGGTCAAACGAAAACGGATTTACTATTGAAAAAGCTAACTAGAACCATACCACCTAAATCAGGGCCCACGCCTCAGGGCTTGAATATTCCTTTAAAACAAGTTAGAACGGTAAGATTGGAGAAAACAAATAATGGCAGACATAGACAAGTCACTTCCGAACGAAGTAAGAACAGAAATTAAAGTTCCTGGCGAAGAAGAAATTTCGCAAGATATTAACGTCGAAGAAATTGTACCTGAAAAAGGTCCAGTAGAAGTTGTCCCTGAAGAAGACGGTGGTGCAACCATAGATTTTGAACCCGGTGCAGTTAATATTCCTGGAACAGAAAACCATTTTGATAACTTAGCAGATTTATTACCCGATGATATTTTAGAACCTATAGGCAATGAGCTTAGAGGAAATTACAATGATTACAAAATGTCTAGAAAAGATTGGGAACAAGCTTATACAGGTGGATTAGATTTATTAGGATTTAAATACGAAAATAGAACAGAACCTTTTCAAGGCGCATCAGGTGCAACACACCCTGTATTAGCTGAAGCTGTTACACAGTTTCAAGCGATGGCGTATAAAGAATTATTACCAAGTGATGGTCCAGTAAGAACCCAGATCCTTGGTGCAGTAAACCCGCAAAAAGAACAACAGGCTCAACGTGTAAAAGATTTTATGAACTATCAGATCATGGATCAAATGCAAGAATATGAACCCGAGTTTGATCAAATGTTATTTCATTTACCTCTAGCAGGTTCTGCATTTAAAAAAGTTTACTATGACGATTTACTAGGACGAGCAGTTTCAAAGTTTGTCCCTGCAGATGATTTAATTGTTCCGTACACGGCTACCTCATTAGACGATGCGGAAGCAATTATTCATCGAATTAAAATTTCAGGAAATGATTTACGAAAACAACAAGTGGTAGGTTTTTATAAAGATATTGAATTAGGACAACCTGCAGACATTGAAAATAAATTAGAAGAAAAAGAAAGAGAACTAGAAGGAACTAGAAAATCAGGAAGACCTGATGACATGTACACTTTATTAGAATGTCATGTTAATTTAGATTTAGAAGGTTTTGAAGACATGGGTCAAGATGGTGAAGCAACAGGAATTAAACTTCCTTACATTGTAACAATTGATGAAACCACAAGTAAAGTTTTATCGATTAGAAGAAATTACAAAGCAGAGGATCCAAAGAAAAATAAAACTCAATACTTTGTTCATTTTAAATTTTTACCAGGACTTGGATTTTATGGTTTTGGTTTAATACATATGATTGGCGGCTTATCACGAACGGCAACTTCAGCCTTACGTCAATTATTAGATGCAGGTACGCTCTCCAATCTACCTGCAGGATTTAAACAAAGAGGCGTAAGAGTTAGAGACGAAGCCTCCCCTATTCAACCAGGTGAATTTAAAGATGTAGATGCACCAGGTGGATCATTAAGAGACGCTTTCTATCCTTTACCTTACAAAGAACCATCACAAACTTTATTACAGTTGATGGGTATCGTAGTTCAAGCAGGTCAAAGATTTGCTTCAATATCTGAAATGCAAGTAGGTGAAGGCAATGCAAACGCTGCAGTAGGTACAACGATTGCTCTCCTTGAGCGAGGATCTAAAGTGATGTCTGCTATTCATAAAAGATTGTACACAGCACTTAAAAGTGAATTTAAATTATTATCAAAAGTTATCTCAACTTATCTTCCACCAAATTATCCTTACGATGTTGTAGGTGGGCAAAGACAAATTAAACAATTAGACTTTGATGATAAAGTAGATATTTTACCTGTAGCTGATCCAAATATTTTTTCTATGTCTCAAAGAATTACTTTGGCTCAAACAGAATTACAATTAGCAACTTCTAATCCACAGATTCATAATTTATATGCGGTGTACAGAAATATGTATAATGCGTTGGGTGTTAAAAATGTTGATCAAATTTTACCTCCTCCGCCACCACCAGCACCAAAAGATCCAAGCTTAGAGCACATTGATGCAATGGCAGCTAAACCTTTTCAAGCTTTCACAGGTCAAGATCATAGAGCTCATATTACATCACACTTAAATTTTATGTCTACAAACATGGTTAGAAATAATCCTGCTATTATGGCATCTATTCAGAAAAATATCTTAGAACATATTTCTCTAATGGCTCAAGAACAAGTTCAATTAGAGTTTAGAGAGCAGATGCAACAAATGATGATGATGCAACAACAAGCTCAAATGAATCCTCAGATAGGTCCACAGCTTCAAATGATGACTCAAAAAATAGAATCAAGAAAAGCTATCTTAATTGCAGAGATGACAGAAGAGTTTATGAAGGAAGAGAATAAAATTACATCACAATTTGATTCAGATCCTTTACTGAAGTTAAAAGCTAGAGAAGTTGATCTTAGAGCTATGGAAAATGAGCGTAAGAAAGAAGCAGATGAGTCTAAAGCTGAATTAGATAGAGCTAAATTAGTGCAAGCTAAAGATATTTCAGAGGATAAACTAGAACAGAACGAAGATTTGGCTAAATTAAGAGCCGGAGTTTCTCTTGCTAAGTCAGGAGTTCAGTCTACTGTCGTAGAAATAGACGATTAGTAAGAAAAAGCATGACAAAATCAAATAAAAAAGTTAAAACAATATAAAAACGGAGATAATTTATGATGAACTATAAAAAATCTAAAAAAGTAGCAATACCTTCTCAGAATGTTGAGATAGATCCTAGATCTAAGTCAACTGCTGATGGTGCTTTTAACGGAATTCCTACAGGAGATAAGGAAAAAGTTAGAGGAACTAGAAGAATGCTACCGGAAAAGAAAAAAATAGCAACTTGGTATTAACCTATGTGGTTTTCGGCAATTAAATTAGCCGTTTCTGCTGGTAGTAAAATTTACGCTAACAAGCAGAAGACGAAGATGGCAATGTCTGATGCACAGCTTATGCATGCATCAAAAATGGCCCGTGGTGAAGAAGCTTACCAAGGAAAACTTTTAGAGTCGAGAGATTCTGACTGGAAGGACGAGGCAGTTCTCATAATCCTCTCAACGCCAATCGCAATTTTGGCTTGGGCAGTGGTATCGGACGATCCTACTGCGATGGACAAGGTAAAACTGTTTTTTGAGATGTTCTCAGAACTTCCGAAATGGTTTACAAATTTATGGATACTTGTAGTTGCGAGTATTTATGGTATAAAAGGAACACAAATATTTAAAGGAGTAAAAAAATAATGGCAAACAAATTATATAACACACAAGTAGCTAACTCAAGAGTAGCTCTTAAAAAAGGTGGCTTCTTAAAAAAAGTTGGTAAGGCAGCAGCAGGAATAGGTGCAGCTGTTTTAGCAGCTAAAGGTTTTAGAAAAAAACCAGCCGCTAAGAAAAAAGATACAAGAGATGCAGTAGACAAATACTTTGCTAAAAAAGGTACGTCTCTTAAAACAGGAGATGCAAGTGCAGCAGAATCTATGGCTAAAGCAGATAGAGATAAAAAAATCTTTAGAAGAGGCTTAGATAAGATTGCAAAAGCTGGCGGTGTTTCTAAATTAAAAGACGGTGGATCAGCTTTAAAATCTGTACCAGCTGACAAAAAAGGTTTAGCTAAGTTACCAACTAAAGTTCGAAACAAAATGGGCTTTATGAAAAAGGGTGGCAAGGTTAGATAATGTGGAACTGGATAAAAAATTTATTCAGTTTTAAAAAATCTTCTGCAGTTGTTGCAAAGATTAAAGTTGGGCATTGTGATAATCATCCTAAATATAAATTTAGATGTCCTGATTGTGTAGAGGTAGTAAATGGCTAAACTTTGTGCAAAAGGAAAAGCAGCAGCAAAAAGAAAATTTAAAGTATACCCTTCAGCATATGCAAATATGTATGCATCAGGTGTATGCTCTGGTAAAATTACACCAGGCGGTAAAAGAGATAAAAAAGCTAAAGGCGGCTTGATCAAAGGTCAAGGTTGTGAAATCAGATAATGGGTTTACGCAAATGGGTACAGGACAAATGGGTAGACATCGGAGCTCCGAAGAAGAACGGAAAATATCAGCCGTGCGGGAGATCGAAGGGAAGCAAAAGAAAATATCCGAAATGCGTACCACTTGCCAAAGCCACACGAATGACAAGCTCACAAAAGGCATCTGCTGTCAGCAGAAAAAGAGCAGCCGGTAATCCAGGCGGCAAACCAACCAACGTTGCAACATTTTCAAAAAGAATTAAAAAAGCTAAAGGCGGAGCTGTAGGTAATAGTATGATCAGACAAGCTCAAAGAAATTATAGAGGAGGATATATCTCTGGAGATTTAGGTGGAGTAAAAGTTTCAAATCCTAGTTTAGTAAAATATTATGGAAAGAAAATAATGCCATGAGAAATGATTATTTAGTAAGAGAAAAATTAGCAAAAGGCGGAATGCCAGCTAGAAATAAAAAGAACTTTAGACCTACAAAGTCTGGAGCAGGTATGACTGAAGCCGGGGTCATGGCCTACAGAAGAAAAAATCCCGGTTCTAAACTAAAAACAGCCGTGACTGGTAAAGTGAAAAAAGGGTCAAAAGCTGCAAACCGACGTAAGTCGTACTGTGCAAGAAGCGCAGGTCAAATGAAGAAATTCCCAAGTGCAGCGAAAGATCCTAATTCTAGACTACGTCAGGCTAGAAAAAGGTGGAAATGTTAGATGCAATAATAAAAAGATACGAAGCACAGATAGCAGAAGCAGAAGCAACCATAGAGATTTATTTAAATAAATCGGTAGGTATTGGAGAACACCCACAGCATATCGATGAATTAGATAAACTATTTGGTAAGATTGCAGAAGCTGAAGATAAACTTAAAATTGTAGAAAGGTGGGAAGATTAGTGAATCTAGAATCAGTAATAACTAAATTATTAAGAAATCTTAATAAACAAATAGATACTTTATCCATATCTGTAACATCAGGGAATGTTGACAGCATGGAAAAATACAAGTATATAATAGGACAAATAACAG